TCGGGGTATCAAGAAGCGCAAGGCGCCCAAAATTCTTCACAGCATCCGCAACAATGCTCATACGGAGTATCGCTATAAATAAGCCATAATCGGCGTTTATAGAGAGCAACTATAGTCGAAAGAGGGAAATTCATGGCCAAGTCTGATCGAGAGATGAATTCCGTTCGTCTCCAGTCATCCCGGCTGGATGAAAAGAACGGAGAGATTGTTGCCCATGGATGGCTTGATATGGAAGCCATTCAGAACCTTCGCGTTGGCGACTACCAGCGCGAGATTATGGAGAACCGTGGAGGCAAGGTTAGCTCTCTGCGCAGAGGGGTTGAAGCCGGCGCTCGCTTGCCAGATATCATGTTGGGCATGCGGGGCGAGAAATATACCTCACGCGGCGATGATATGCTGCTGGAAAACGATGTATACATTATTGACGGCCTCCAGCGCATTTCGGCCCTGCGAAAATTCGCGACTGACTTTCCCGACAAGGCCGCTTCAATCCGCATTGGCGCTGAAGTCAGGTTCTCTACTACGCGAGACAGCGAGAACGATCTTTTCACTGTTCTCAATCTTCAGCGCAAGGCCATGGCGCCGAGCGTGATCCTTCGCAATAAGCGAAACCATCATCATAGTGTGGCCACGCTTTATGGGCTGACCATGCATGACCGCAACTTTGCTCTTAACGCCAAGGTCTGCTGGGATCAGCAAATGCACCGTGGGGAGCTTCTCACTGCGCTCCTATTCGGCAAAATCTGCATGACCCTTCATAGGCATACCACGACTGGTGGCCGTCATATCACGGCTGGCGGCGATCTTCCTGTCACCATGGATCGCGCGGTTGCTGCTGTTGGTCTTCAGACCTTCCGGAATAACATCAACGTGCTGTTTGAGGCCGTTGATGAAATCTGGGGCTTGCGCGGCATCAAGTATCAGGATCGCGCAACCCAGACCAAGGGCAACTTCCTGATCCAGTTTGCCGGCATCTTGTCTGATCATGAAGATTTCTGGGATGGTAACAAACTGGTTATTGATGGCGACATGAAGCGCAAGCTGAAGTCCTTTCCGATGCAGGACCCGACAATTATTCGTCTGGCCGGCGCTGGCGCTACGGCGGGTGAATTGCTCCGTCGCCATATCATCGATCATATCAACAAGAACAAGCAGACTTCGCGTCATCTTGTGCTGCGCCGCATGGAATACTACGGCAAGGGCAAGACTGGCCGCGTCAAGAAGGCTTCCTAATGGCCCGCATCAACACGCTGCTCGCTACAGTAGATCAATGGATCATCGATACGCTTCAGGCAGCCTATTTTTGGCTGCTTGATCGTACCGGAATGTATCTGGCAAGTCTCCAGCTTGTTATTCTTGCTTATGTCAACGTGGTTCTGTTCCGGGATTGGAGTAGCTGGAACGGCGTTATCATCTTCCTCATGATGTTCTTTGGGGTAATCAACCTCTTGGTTCTGGGGCATCGTTACTGGCTTCAGGGAGCAGGCAACAGCAAGGCCATAAACAGCATCGCTTCTTTTATGAAGGGGATATTATGGAGGCATACAATCAACGGCTTTTTGTTTGGCGGCCTCATAGGTGAAATATGTACGCTCGATATACTTCAGGCCACTTCGACAGTTTCGGTTCTTGTCTATGGATATCTGTTTCTGTTGACGATCAGGGATCGCGAGAAGAAGCCGTTTTTTGAGAGGAAGGAACATGGCCATCTTGCAACAGACCCAACCTAATGTGCATGAAGTCCTAAAGGCAATCAGGGAACTGGAAAAACATCCAGCGGTTGCCGCTTATATCGCCCTGCTGAATTCGCTGAAAGAACCGGAACCTTGGCCCTTACAGAAGCACAGAGATTAGCCCGCGAAGGCAAATTGACCGCAAGCAAAGTTGCCTGTCTGATGACGGGCGACAAGACCAAGATCATGCAGTTGTGGCGTGAGCTATGTGGCGATCCTGCATTCGTAGAGGAAAATCTTGATGACGTTTGGGCAGTTCAACTTGGATCGTGTACGGAAAAACTCAACCTCGATTGGTACGAGCGAACCCGACAAAGAACACTGGATCGGCGTGGCGCCGTGGTTAATCATCCTGATTATTTTTGGGCTGCTGCCACTCTTGACGGCTTCGATCCTGTACTTAATGGCCCCGTCGAAGCCAAGCACGTCTCGGGATACGAAAAGTTTGACGTTGTGCTACAAAGATATATGCCTCAATGCCACTGGCAGATGGAATGCACACAAACCAGACAGTGCGCCTTCTCAGTCATCCAAGGCGGCAAACAGCCCACAATAGAGATCGTGGATTACGACAAAGAGTACGCTGATGAATTGATGGGAAGGGCTCTGCGCTTCATGGAGCACGTCTGGAACATGACGGAGCCGGTGGTTCTGGAGCCCAGAATTCTGGAGAAGATTACTGCCGGCAAGGACTATAATTTCACGGGAAATAACTTGTGGGCTACGGCGGCATTTGAGTGGTTAAACCATAAAGAAGCCGCAAAGAAACATGATGATGCTGAAGAAAAATTGAGAGGTTTAATTCCAAATGACGCAAGAGTATGTACCGGCTACGGAGTGGTCGCCAAGCGAGACCGAGCGCTCAGAGTTTCAATCCGAGCTATCGAAGACGATAGCGGAGATAAGAAGCCAAAGCGCGGACATAAGTAATCTGATGGTGGCCCTCGCCAAGGCGCAGGGGCAAATCCCCGATATCGAGCGCGACAGAACTGTGACGGTACAGCCGCGTCTGGGCACTGCTTATCATTTCAAATATGCGACCTTGGCGGCGATCATCAAGGGCATCAAGAAGGCTCTCTCAGATAACGGGATAGCATACACTCAGGTTTTGACGTTCGAGAACAACGATAAGCTCTACTATCTTACCACTTCGCTGCATTTTGAGAACCAGTTTATTTCCAGCGTCACGCCGCTGATTATCTCCGATGGAACCAATCAGCAGTTTGGTTCTGCGCTGACCTATATGAAAAGATACGCGCTGGCTGCGCTCGTTGGTGTTGCCGCTGAAGAAGACGATGACGGGAATGCCGCCGATGGCAATGAGGTTCAGGCTATCCAGCAAGCCGGCAAACCAAATCCTCCCGCACCAGACCCGATTAAAACTATTAAAACCACGGTGGCCAGCGGCGGTTCAATCAAGATCGAGACCAAGGATATTCCCTTCAATGGGGACAGTATCAATGTTCCATTTCTTGCTGACAATTCCAATCATGACTGGCTAAAGTGGGGACAGATGTTCATGGAACAGGCCCGCAAAGCGCCGCACCTTATTGATCTGGAAGAGCTTGAGGCCAACAACATCGCCCCGCTAAAAAACATGCAGGAATACGCCGCAAAGATGTATACCAATATGAGCATGGCTCTGATCAAGGTGCGCAAGGAATTGGAGAAGAAAGATGCCGAATAACTTTCGCGTCAAGGGCGCGTTCTTTGAGAACGACAAACAGACCGGGCCGGCATTTACCGGCTTTATTGAAATCGATGGCGTCAGGACAGAGATTGCCCTGTGGCCGAAAACAGCAAGAAGCGGAGTGAATTACTTTCAGGTATCGGAAGACAAGAAGAAAAACCCGGGCGGAAGCCTCAAGACAACTGCTGGCCCTGCGACTGGCTCGCCGTTTGCTAAGAAAGCGCCACCGCAAGCACCAAAGAAACCAATCGATCCATTCGATGATGGTGACGATGGAGACGGAATTCCATTTTGAGGAAAATACATGCGTGGTGAATTCTACTTAGTCCTGCGTAAGAAAGATCGACCAGCTGGCACCATTGGTGCCCGCGTGGTTGATCGTTCGCCAAGACTTGATGCCGGCGAAATCGCAGTAAAAGTCAAGATCGACCTTCCTGACATGCTGTTCATGAAGCCTGTATTGGAGGCTAGAATATCCGTGCCGGCAGATCGTCTCTTGCCAGTAAAGATAGATGCTGACGTGGCCGAGAATATAACTCAAACCCTCAAGCAAAATCTTGGCATGGACTTGAACATCTCTATTGAAGAGGCGGCATGATATATAGAGTTTTGTCCAAAAGGACATGGAAGCATGTCTGATGATCGGCCAATTTCGGAGATGTATAGATTGGTTGCCCGAAAATGGGTTGACGCCGATAAGGCCGCATCTTTAATGGAGGAAACAAAATCCGTGGTGTTATCTGAAATGGTCAACAAGGTCGTTGTGGAGAACCTTGGTTTCCCTGTAAACCGTGCCGAGCTTCTTGCCAAGTGTAGTCCGGAATATAAAGAGTTTATCACCCAGATGGTGGAACATCGCAGTTCTGCCAATCTGTTAAAAGTGCAGATGCGGTATATCGAGATGCAGTTTTCGGAACAACAATCTGCGGAAGCTACGGCTAGATCGGAGAAGAGATTATGAATCATCAGAGAATTTTGAGTTCTATCGCGGAATTGCAAAAAGAGGCTGATAGCCTTTTGCATGCCATCGATATTCTGCGTGAGCTTGTTCGCGATGAAGTCGGGGCTGTCACTAATAACAGACGGCTTGGTATTGTGGCCACCGAGATTGCCGGCAAGACCCTTGGCTCCCTTCCTATTAGAAGGCTTTCCAAAGCGGGCCTGCACAATGCCGAGAAGCGCACCGGACTTAAGAACAAGCGCCGGCCATATACCAAGAAATCAGCCTTCTGGAACAAGCTGCACCCGAGAGCAAAAAATAAAAAGTGACCCGCAGCGTCAAAGAATGGATCGGAAAGACAGATGACACGCCTATTCCTGCCCGCGTTAGGTTGCGCATATTTGAGCGCTTTGGCGGTCGTTGCTATCTTGTGGGCCGACTTATTCGGGCTGGTGAGCCATGGGACTGCGATCACATTGTTGCCTTGGTTAATGGCGGTGAGCATCGTGAGTACAATCTTGCTCCCGTTCTCAAGACCCCGCATAAAGAAAAGACCCGGGAAGATTTGGCCCTGAAGTCCAAGGTCTACCGTAAAAGAGCCGCATTTCTGGGTATAAAAAGGAAAAGCTCCAGACCTATTCCCGGCAGTAAGGCGAGCGGCCTGAAGAAGGGTTTTGATGGCATTGTGAGGAAGCGATGAAGGGTCTAGCCAAAATGCCAAAAATGTCCAAAGAGCTAATCGAGGCCGCCATGCCGCGCTGGTATGTCCTGAACGCGGATCATTCGGTCTCGCCAGCGCCCTCTGATAAAGAGAGCCGCTTGGAATATTATGATGCTTTCGAGAAAGGCGGCAATGATCGCCGCGTGGCTTTTGACAATATCGGCAAAGTGGATATCTCCACGGTCTTTTTGGGGCTGGATCATAGCTTCACCGGAGGAACGCCGGTTCTATTCGAGACCTTGGTGTTTGGTGGCCCAAACGATGGCTATATGGAGAGATACTGCACTTGGGATGAAGCTTTAGCTGGTCACGCAAGGATACTTGCTGAACAGCCCAGTGGGCTCACTAGAGAACAACTAGAGGCCGGCAAGGATGAAATCCTGCGGCTAATGGGCGGGGACGAAGAAGAAAATGGATGATCTGATATGGGTAGGTAATTACCTGTTTCCGCGCGGCGTGGTAATCCTAGCCGTGGCGGCGGTATTCCTTACTCCATTCGTGATCGCGGCGGTTATTGTGTGGGTCCGACAAAGAAATTGATTAGCAACACGGTCATGACCACGGCCAGCACGACGATGACCATGATCATGTACTCGCGTCCCGTAGGGATAGGCATATCTGGCCGACGTTTGGTCATCAACATCCCCTACAGATCGGTTTTGGCGGCGGTCCAAGATCAGGATCGGGTATGTCACTACCGTTGTAAAACCGCGATTGACGATTATCGAATGGACCCGAAATGAAACCCGGAACTGATCGACCCGCCCGCGACCATAGACAGAAGTGCAATCAGGACGAGGATCAGGATAATCAGCCAGACCATTTGTTCTAGGCGGGCTGGAATTGCGATGCCCATGACCGACCGGAGAACATAGAACACGAACCAGATGACGCCGCAGATGACGATGACGCCAATGAGTAATTGGAGAAGTGCTATGGCAATTCCGATCATCTGTTAATCCCTCCTAAAAATGGCTAAGTATGGAACAAACGAGGCGGTTGTTTGTTCCAATTTAGACAGAGGGCTCAGCAAATGATATCTTGTAGGCTGCGAAAGCCCACTTTGCGTGATGTTCTCGCAAAGCTTGAAGAGATAGAGAAAAGGCAGAAACAGATCATGGCCGACACCACCAAGCTAACGGCAGCGGTCGCCGCTAACACTACCGCCGTAACTGCTGTGCAGGCCCTTGTGACAACCCTGCGGAGCGGGACCGATCAGGCAGCGGTTGACGCAGCCACCACTCAGGTCGAGAACAACAACGCGACCCTGAACGCCCTTAATCCGACCGCAGCTAGTAGCTGATTACGGCACTAACGACGCCGGAATTGGTCATTCCTAGCTTCCGTGCGACCCCTAGCGATACATCCAAGATGCGGCCCCTGACACCGGGGCCGCGATCATTAACCCTGCATTCGGCCTCATGCTTGCCGCGTTGCACCACGATTATCGTGCCAAATGGCAGATAACGGTGCGCGCAAGTCATATCCAAGGGCCGGAACCTCTCACCCGAAGAAGTAAGTTGAGGCTCGTGATAAAAACTCACCAGTCCATACCTGCTTTCTGCATAGCACGGATTAGGGGTATTTATGAGAACCACAAAAACCAAAATCCGGACAAGAATATTATTTTTATTTTTGGGCATTACGAGTTAGGATTTACTATCGTATAGCCGGCAATAGAACGAACGTGCAGCCGCGTCAGGCCGCGTCCTGAGTTGCCGTCATGGACTAACCAGTTAGAGCCGCCCCGGGCCTCTACCAGCACCATGACGTGCCCATGGCGTGCTGCGGCCATTCTAGGGGCTGGGCTGGTGCGGGGAAACCTGAGCCAATTGGCGGCCAGATTAAGATCAGGCTTGATGGCTCCAAACAGGTACAGGGATGCACTGCACCCGCAATAAGCGTGAGGGCATCCGGAAGGGCGGCCCCCGATCACGGCTTCTGAGTGGATAACTGGAACGGCTTGATGTTTCGGGCGTTGGGGTATGTAATGTTGCAATGGCATGCCGAAGGGGATGCCAATGAACTTCTTTGCCCGTTCAGAGTAAAATCCACCCTCGCATGGCATTGTAACATTACAGGATGGATCAAGAACTACGTATTTCTTGGCTTGTGCTGGAGTGATCGTCATGCCCAACAAGCACGCTACCCCCAATGATAAAACTCGCATGAAAGATTTCCCTATCCCCATTGATGATGGTCGGTTTTACCAAGGGAAAACCTCAGAAGGGAAGCATTTTGTGAGCAATAGCGCCAAGCGCCGTGCCGATCACGCTGGCCATGACCACAATGACCCACTTGGCCCCCTTACCCTGTTGAATAAGCGAGCGAATTTCGTCAACCCTGTCAGCGATCTCGGACACGTCATCACCGATATTTCGCACGCGCTCTTCCAAGGCCGCAAGTCTCTCAGGGACCGATTGCATGATGCTTTCCAAAAATTGCCGCCGCCATGGATATGATCCTTCACCTTATGCGTTATGCACAAATCCTGCGATCACCGCTTGATGATCCGGGCCACATTTTCGAAGCCTCTTTTGGTGAAGTAGAAGCTCATGATCAGGCCGGCCCATATAGCGGCAGCCCCTTCAACGGGATCGGTCTGGAAGGATACGCATGTGCCCGGAGCAGTGTGACCAGCGCAGCCAACGAAACTGCCTATCACCTTATCCCACAGCAAAATCTTGGCGTAGAAGACTAGTGTGACATAGAAGGCCAGCTTTTCTGGTTCCCACGGGTGGCCTATTTCAGCGATTTTAAGATTAATCTGAGCCTGAATTTCAGCTTGCTGGGTAGCAATCTCAGTGGCAGCCAACTCAGCAGCAATCTTTTCTGAGGTATTCCCTGCCGCCAATTTGGCCTGATAGGACTTGATCAGCCCGCTGATGACCGGGCCACCAAGGAAGCTGATGATGGTCATCCACATTTTTAGAGCGTCCTGCGCCGGCAGAATTCTGTCATGATGCCGGTGATGACCAGCGCCCCAAGAATATGCAGCGCATCCAGGGAAGTCATGGTGGCTAGGGTCTTGAAGTCATAATCCCCAAAAGTAGCGACCAGCCCGGCCACGATGATGCTTCCTATATACTGAAGTCTCGCCCAGACAAGCGTTAGCGAGTTTTTGAACCAGCCTTTGATGGTTTCCCACATTTCATCCTACCCCCGCTTTTCATCTAGTAAGGATCAGGTCTTGGGTGGAGTTGTTGGAGCCTTAGCGGCTTTAAGCGCCGCGATCTTGGCTTCCATGGTGGCTATAAAGCCCTCCGTGCCGGTTAGCGCCTTCTGGAGAAAATCCTTGGTGAACCAGCACACGATAAACCCGCCGACGCCGCACAGAATGTCGATAAAGTTCTGCATCACTTCCTCCTGAAGATAGACGATACAAGAGAGATAAGATTTCCCCATATACCTTGACTGATTTTCGGCTGTGGCACAACTGGCGGTGGCACAGGGACCGTGGTGGTTTTGGGCGGGATCGTGGTGGTCCCTGCCGGCTGCACCATGGTTGGAGCCCCGAACCGGATAGAGCCATCCATGGTCATCATGGTTTTAATCAAGCCGGCACATCCAAGCTGGCTATCAACCACATTGGGATCAAAGACCCCATCCCTGACATATTTTCCAGAAATATACTGATTGGTCCCGGCCCAGACATAAGGCGACGGCCTTCCCATGCCGGCATAACCAAGACCATTGTATTCTTCCAGAGTGGTCAGCGTGCCGCCAATGCTCCAGTCATCGTTTCTGGCCGCATGAGGCGAACAATTAACAAGGGCATCAAACGCGCCCTCTTCCCATGTCGCAAAAGGCCCACGTCCGCCCGGGACATGAACGGAAACCCGATTGAGGGGATCGCCTTGCGCCAGTTGCGTGCGCCAATTCTGGCTGGCTTCGCGCTCATGAATAACCGCAATGACCCACCACGGGACTTTGGTTTTGACTTCAACAGAGAGATATCTGATTTTGGCCGATGGCTCGACTAGGGCTCTGGCTACTGAGACAAAATTGCGGGTAACTCTAGCTGCGGCCCATCGCTCTGCGTTCTTGATTTTTAGTCCCGCAATATCGACCATGGTTCTACCCAGCCCTTATGAGTGTCAAGCCACCGACATAGCTTGGCGGGAGGCCTGTCACGACTGTTTGTGTGCTGCTGCCATAAACGATGCCGGTAACGGCAGATGATGTGTTCTGCGTAAATGACGCGCTTATGCCCGTGCCGCCCTGAATAGTGCCGCCGCCGCCCGGCAAATTCAAAGTGCCACCATGATGGTGGCCCGGATCGACCAGTTGGGGCACATGCTGGCTGGATAGCGTAGTCGCTTGCACACCACCAGCAACACCGACTGAGCTTGCCGTAAAACTATTATTGGTAGCGCTCGAAATCGGACTGAGAGAACCCTGATTGAGTGTCACGCGATATCTTGCGCGACTGTCAGGCAGCGTGGTTGTGCCGAGATAATTGAAAAGCGCCGGGTAAGATGCCGAACTGAATATCGTGCCGTCGCAATTCAGATACGGCGGGATGGTACATCCACTCACCCACGCCGGAATAGATGACCCGGCATAATCCCAGTAAGAGCCGACGCGACCCAAATTCTTGTATCGCAGATTGGTGCCGTCGCTGACCATATCGATTATTTCCCCGAAGGGAGCGCAGATAACTTGTCCGCCGCCAGCCGCAGCAAGCGTCACCGTGAAAAGGCTGGAACCCGTGCAGGTATTATAAATCTCGTATGATTTGATGAATGTGGACGGAAACGTCACGCTCACGTTTGCTGTCAGCGTCGAATTGAACGTGATGCTCTTGTAGATAAACTGCGCAGAAGAAAGCGAGATGTTCGAGCTATTCAGGCCAATAGTAAGAATGCCGCCAATCGAAGGATCAATAATATTGAAATTGCCGTTAACTGGCGTATCCCATGTACCCGTGTCAGAGCCGCGCGTAGGAACAGCAAGACCAATATTGGCTGTGGTTGGGTCAACCATGGTGTCTCCTTGCGGCTCTCATGGCGCGGTCTATTCTGCCGCCGCGTTTTTCCTGCGGCACCCAGCGCCCGATTTCCTGTGCGGCCTGAAGCGATTTCGGCGGGAGATATTTGAATGGTCTAGCCATCACGCCCAATCCATGCGCAACGCGACCAGCGGCATATGGCGAGCCTATACCCAGCGCCGTTGCGGCCTCTTTGAGGCCAGTCCAACCCAAGCTCTTGAGTGCCGGGATCAGTCTCACAAGGCCATGAGCCTCTGGCGAGCTAAGTGCCTGACCCGCAAGCGCGGCCTTCAGGTTCGGAGCGCCGGCCTCTTCCAAAACATTAGCCAGATTTTCTCTTTGACCGAAATTGGTGTTGACGTTCTTGCGCATGATGCTTTGCAATTTGCGCAGTGCTGTATCGTAAACCAATTTTCCTTGATCGCGCGGCATCGAGAATGTCTTCTCTATTTGATTTATCTCGTTAGAGAAATCGGCATAATCTTTCATGACCTTGCCGTACTCAGGAACCTGCTTGCGGATCGTGTTATCGGTGGCTTTGTAATAGCCGTTAATGGCCTTCCATTCCGGAGTGCCAACTTCGAATTGATCTCGCAGTGTCCCCATGGATTTCTTCAAGGCATCGAAGCCCAGCGGGGTATGAAACTCTGCCGGATTGAGTTGCACCCATTTTATGATTTGATCGTCCGCGCGTTCTAATGCTCTCTGGACGCCGGGATTAAGATTAAGCGGCTCTCCTTTGAAAGTAGTAATCTTGTGAGCATCGGTCATGGCTTGGCCGATATCGGCAAAACTTAATTGCGTGTTGCTGTTCTTGACCGGGATCATGCCGGTCTCGTAATCAAGGCCGCGCTCTTTCAGGAGATTTTTCTTGGCGTTATTCGCCATGTTGACGATATCTTCAGGCGAAGTCAGACCTTCTTGGCTTGCTCTGAAGGCTTTGCTGGTATCGCTGCCTTGATGGCCGGCACGCGCGGCTTCTTCGATATTGCGATAGCCAGCGCCGCTGTCATAGCCAAGCGTGAGAGCGCCGGCCTTGCCAGCAAGCTTGGCGGCTCCAATAGGCACAGTTAGGGGATCGGTCGCGGCGCGGGCGACTGTGGCGGCTTTGCCGAGATATGGAACCTTGGAGAGCGCGGCTTCAGGCCCCAACAGAAGCGTGGAAATATCCGCAGCCGCACCTACTGGATCAGTTGCGAGCGTCTTCTTGAAATTATCGACACTGCCGTAGCGATCCACCACCATCTTGCCGAGAGCTTCAGGATATTTCTCGTAATTATTGGCTTCTGTGTCTCCCTTGGCCATTAGGCCGGCTTTTTGCATAGTGCCAAGTGCGAGATTACCAATGCTCTCCAGCGTATCAATCGGATGCCTGACAGTGTGGTAAAGATTTTCCCCGAACTGCATGGCGCTACCGGGAGCATTGACAAGGGCCTTCTTGGGAATTTCAGACCAGCTTGGAGCTTGCGCTACAGGCGGCGGTGGCGCTGGAGGCGGATTATCGCTCAGAAAGCCACCATAGGCCGGTGCATCCTGTTGCGGCGGCGCATTAGGATCGTCTTGGTTGGCGGCATCAGAGAGAAATCCCATTAGATTTTCCCATTTAGGAAGTAGCTCGCAGTATCAGCATAGTGCTGATTGAAGAGCTTCTTGTTTTTCTCAGAAGGGTCCTTGCGCAGCGCTTCAACGTCTTCAGCAAGATGCTGCTGATTTTCCGGAGGAAGCGTGCCGATGATGGATTTCACGACATAACGCTCGTCAGGATTTTTGTTTATGAAGTCCTGCCGCCAGCCGAGTGACGTGCCATTTTTCTGGAGGTAATTCTGGAAGAACGCGCGTTCGTCTCGCGATTGATCTGCCAGACCTTCAAAGGTGGCCAACAATCTGCGTAAGCCCTGCGGACTGTTGGTCAGGCCGGGCGAACTTTCGATACCAATCTTCTGGCCGGCGAAGGCTTCGCGCGGAGATATTTGTGACGAGAAGGTCAGACCCATACGGTTCTGGATTTTATTGATGGTCTCTGCCGCAGCGATCTTCTCAGGATTGAAAGGAGGCGGTTCACCAGCCGCAATCTTGAGTGCGTTGGCTTTCTTGGCATATTCAAGTCGCGCGCCAAAATCAGCGCCGGGCTGTTCAGCTAGTTGCTCAAGGAATTTATCTTGGTTGGCGTCCTTGGTTAGCGTGGCATAGGCCAGCTTCATGTTGCCGATATCTTGACGCAACGCGCCTTCCTGTTGCGCAGACTTGACATGCGCCTGAATGGTCGCCTGAGCATCTCTGTCAGATGCTTTGCCCAGCGGCGAGCCCTTACCCATAAAGGTGATGTTGCTCTTGCTGGGCTCTAGATTAGAGGCAAGGTCTTTCACGCCATAAGGCGGGGGTGCTTCTTGGGGAGGCTGGACCGGAGGTACGGGCGGTGGAACTGCCGGCTGTTGTGGCGGCACTGGCGG